AGTTATGAATAGCCCCACAGATTTGGGTAATAAAGAAAAGATTGTTGCTGCTAAGGACTTGTTAGATCGTGCAGGGTTTGTTAAGACTGACAAAGTAGAAGTAAAAGCTGCAAATCCTTTGTTTATTTTACCAGAAAAAGAAGATGTCTAAGGTACAAAAAACTTGGAGGCTGCCTAGACCAGACTACATAGATGGGAAGAAAACCTGGTATCCTGTCGTTAGAGTTGGTAGAGTTGTACCATTTGGTTATAAACAAGACCCCAATGATGAGGACGTACTTTTACCTATACCATCTGAACTAGAATTATATGAACAAGCAAAAAAACACTTAAAAAAATATAGCTACAGAGATGTTGCAAACTGGTTAACCACTCAGTCAGGGAGAGAAATTAGTTACGTAGCTTTGAATGAAAGGGTAAATCGTGAGTCGAGATTTAAGAGAGATCTTGCAAACCAACGCTACTATGCCCAGCGATACAAAGAAGCGAGTGACAAGGCGAAGAAAATCGAAGAAAACATTAAAAGAATCCAAGGCTCCAGTGATAGAGGTATCAACTGAGGAGGTTGAAGAGCCAAAACAAAAAATACTTTTTCAACCTAATCCTGGACCACAAACTTCTTTTCTTGCATCAACAGAACAAGAAGTCTTATATGGAGGAAGTGCTGGGGGAGGTAAGTCGTACAGCTTAGTTGTTGATCCAATCAGATATTTTGGTAATCCACAAGCTAGTATGTTGCTAGTACGTAGAAGCACAGAGGAACTGAGAGAACTTATTTCTATATCAAAGGATCTGTATCCCAAAGCAGTCCCTGGTATTAAGTTCATGGAAAGAGATAAGACTTGGGTAGCACCTAGTGGAGCAACTCTGTGGATGTCGTATCTAGATCGTGATGATGATGTTATGCGTTATCAAGGTCAAGCATTTAACTGGATAGGGTTTGACGAACTTACACAGTGGCCTACACCCTATCCGTGGAATTATATGCGCTCAAGATTAAGATCTTCAAGAGACAGTGGGTTACCACTATATATGAGAGCTACAACAAACCCTGGAGGGCCAGGACATCAGTGGGTTAAAAAAACTTTTATTGATCCTGCACCACACAATGAGGCTTTCTGGGCTACAGATATAGACACAGATAAAACTATCGTGTGGCCTAAGGGTCATAGCAGAGAGGGTGAGCCTCTGTTTAAAAGAAAGTTTATACCAGCCACCCTCTTTGACAATCCGTATCTGGCAGAAGATGGTATGTATGAAGCCAACCTTTTGTCTTTGCCAGAGCATCAAAGAAGGCAGTTACTAGAAGGTGACTGGGATATACAAGAGGGTGCTGCTTTTCCTGAGTTTAATAGAAAAGATCATGTAGTAGAACCCTTTGATATACCTAATAGTTGGGTTAGATTTAGAGCTTGCGACTATGGTTATGGATCACACACAGGAGTTCTTTGGTTTACAGTATCACCTGCAGAACAGCTAATAGTTTACAGAGAGTTGTATGTATCAAAGGTTATAGCTACTGATTTAGCTGATATGGTTTTGGAAGCAGAAGAGGGAGAGAGAATAAGGTATGGCGTTTTGGATTCTTCTTTATGGCACAATCGTGGTGACACAGGCCCTAGTTTAGCAGAGCAGATGATTATGAAAGGCTGTAGGTGGAGGCCATCAGATAGATCTAGAGGATCAAGGGTTGCTGGTAAAAATGAAATACACAGACGTTTACAGTTGGATGAGTTTACTGAGGAACCTAGACTGGTATTTTTTAATAATTGCACTAACACCATTTCTCAGTTACCTGCCCTACCTCTTGATAAAAATAATCCAGAGGATGTAGACACAAATGCAGAAGACCACTTATATGATGCTTTACGTTATGGTATAATGACTAGACCAAGAAGTAATATATTTGACTTTGATCCTTCTGTAACTAGGACAGGCTTTCAAGCTGCAGATGCGACATTTGGTTATTAAGGATATAATATGGCAGAAGAATTAGAAGATATGATCATGGATATGGAAGAAACTTCTTCTATTGAAGATGTAAAGGCAGAAGAATACTCTGATCCTAAAGCTGGTCAAATTGTAGCTTTTGTAAAAGAAAGATTTGAAAAGGCTGAGAATGCAAGGGAAACAGAAGAACATCGTTGGATACAAGCCTACAGAAATTATCGTGGTATATACGGACCAGATGTGCAGTTTACTTCCTCAGAAAAGTCTCAGGTATTTGTTAAAATAACTAAAACAAAAGTTCTTGCTGCCTATGGTCAGATAGCAGATGTGCTCTTTGGTGGTAATAAGTTTCCTATTAGCATTGATCCTACTAGACTTCCTGAGGGTGTAGAAGAAGTTGTAAACTTTGAAACTAATCCAGAGCAGATAAAAGCAAAAGAGGGTATGCCTGAGTTACTTCCTGGGGAAACATACCCAGAGTTTCAGGAACGTCTTGGTGCTCTAAGAGATAACTTAGAACCTGTGATGGATAGGTTAGAACCTGGCTATGCTAAAACACCAACATCTCCACAGTTTTATCCTGCAGAAGTTGCAGCAAAAAAGATGGAGAAAAAGATACACGATCAGTTAGAAGAATCTCATGCAAAGAAACACATGAGGGCTGCAGCATTTGAGTCAGCCTTGTTTGGTACTGGCATTATGAAGGGACCGTTTGCTGTAGACAAAGAGTATCCTAACTGGGATGAAGAGGGTAACTACTCTCCAGTGTTTAAAACAATACCACAAACTACCAGTGTTTCTATTTGGAACTTCTATCCTGACCCTGACGCAGCCACTATGGAAGAAGCAGAGTACGTTGTAGAACGTCATAAAATGTCTCGTTCTCAACTACGTGCTTTAAAAAATAGACCCTATTTTAGAAAAAATACAATAGACAATGCTTTGTCTTTAGGCGAGTCCTACACAAAAGAGTGGTGGGAACAAGCCATGGAGGATGATGCACAAGAGTCTAGATCAGAACGATTTGAAGTATTAGAGTTTTGGGGTTTTGTTGATACTGAGATATTAGAAGAACAAGAGATAGAAATACCAAAAGAGTTGCAGGATACAGAACAACTAAGTGTAAATGTGTGGACGTGTAATGGTCAAGTGCTACGTTTAGTGATGAATCCATTTACTCCTGCTTACATTCCATACTTTGCTGCTCCTTATGAGATGAACCCTTATAGTATTTTTGGTGTGGGTATTGCTGAAAATATGGATGACACACAAACCCTTATGAATGGGTTTATGCGTATGGCTGTAGATAATGCTGCACTGTCAGGTAACTTGTTAATTGAGGTAGATGAAACTAACTTAGTGCCTGGACAAGACTTGTCTGTATACCCTGGTAAGATATTTAGGAGACAGGGTGGTGCTCCAGGTCAAGCAATCTTTGGCACAAAGTTTCCTAATGTAAGCAATGAAAACATGCAGATGTTTGATAAGGCAAGGGTGTTAGCTGATGAGTCTACTGGTTTTCCTTCGTTTGCTCATGGGCAGACAGGTGTTTCGGGGGTTGGTCGCACCGCTAGTGGTATTTCTATGCTTATGTCTGCTGCCAACGGTAGTATTAGGAACGTGGTTAAAAATATAGATGACTACCTACTAGCACCACTGGGTAAAGCATTCTTTAATTTTAATATGCAGTTTGACTTTGATCAAGAGATTAAGGGTGATTTAGAAATTAAAGCTCGTGGCACAGAGAGCCTGATGGCAAATGAAGTACGTAGCCAACGCTTGATGCAGTTCCTACAGATAGGACAGAATCCAACACTAGCACCATTCTTTAGAATGGACTACGTAGTTCGTGAGATTGCTAAGTCTATGGATCTTGATCCTGACAAAGTAGGCAATAATATGACTGAGGCTGCAATACAGGCTGAGATACTCAAGAAGTTTAAGGAAGCAAACCCTGATCCACCACCACCTCAACAGGGTGTAAACCAGCCACCATCTCCACAGGGTGCTCCTGCTGGCGCACAGGTGCAGGATACGCAAGGTAGTGGGGGAGGTACTATAGGAACAGGAACAGCACCTCAGCCAGGAGAACAGGGCTTCTCAGGCAATGAACAGCAATTACAGTAATGAAACTAGTCGTGAACAATACACTTAAACCTTTTGTAAACAACCCAGAGTTATATAATCCATTTCTAGAAGAAATAGGTGAACGTATAATAATGTCACAGATTGCACTGGAGCAGTCTAGAGAACCAGATGAGATGTTTAGACTGCAGGGTGAGATACGTGCCTTGCGTTCTTTAGTAAGACTTAGAGATAAAGTAAATGGCTGAATCAATACAAACAGAACAAGCGTTTAATTTAGACGCAGAAGGTAGACGTAGACGTGCAGATAGAGAAAGAAAAGCCACCACATTAAAAGATGCCGCTACTTTTGTTGCTTCTGCCACACCTATCATAGGTGATGTTATGGCTGCAAAAGAAGTTTATGATGAGTTACAAAAGGATGATCCTAATTATTATTTAGCTGGTGCATTGGGTGGTGCTGCCATTGTGGGTCTTGTTCCTGGTTTAGGGGATGCTGCAGCTTCAGCAATAAGAGCAGGTGCAAGAAAAGCACTTGATATAGCCAAACGTGTTGAGGTTGATCCTACTGCACTAGGAAGTATGGGTGGTAATATTAGATTAAAACCAAAAGAAGATGTAACACCTCAAATCTCAAATATTGACTATCAAAAAAAGATGTCAGAGTTTGATAAAGCAGAAACTGCTGATGAGTGGCAAAAATCTGTAAATAATTACGTAGAAAACTCTCGTAATGTTAGTCCTACTATCCGTACACCTGAGTTAGAATCATCTGCAAAAGATTTATTAGACGGTAAAATAACTAGAGAGCAACATTTAGATAATGTAGATAAGTATAAACCTGTTGATCCTTGGGATGCATTACCTAGAGAACCTTCAAGTAAAGCTACTGTGTTTTCTTTAAAACCAGACCAAAGAGAAAAAGGTAAGTTTATACTACCTGACAAAGCAGTTAAAAATTTAAACGTAGAAAAGTCATCACTAAAAGTAGGTGATAAGTTTAACGGTAGGTTAGACATACCTGCGTATAATCGCTTTGATACATGGATTGTAGCTGGTACATCTACTGCTGAAAAAGGTGTAACACATTACGCTAAGGCTATTCATTATAAAGGTGTAGATAATAAGCCTGTAAGATTCTTAGCTTCTCAAAAGACATCAGAAAAGATTGGCACTGGCGAAGCAGGTAAAACTGGCTATGCTACAGTATCAGGTGAAATAAAAGACCTAGACGTAGAAGAGATACGTAATCAAGCAGCTAAGTTTTTAAACGATCCTGAGTGGACGCAGGTAGGCTTTGACCCACGTAGGCAGGGTGGTTTTTATGTACGCAATCAAAAAAATAAACACGTACCTGTACGTGAAGCTGATGAAGTTATACAGATAGGTCCATTAGTATTAGCTAAAAATGCAAAATTAGATCTAAAGCACAAGGGTTTTAATGAGGGTGGGGTAGCAATGAATAGACAAATGGAAATGGCTTTTATGCAACAGGGTGGTCTAAAGGATGACGGTATGAAGGTAGACCCTGTATCAGGTAATGAAATACCACCTGGCTCTTTGGCTAAAGAAGTACGAGATGATATACCTGCACAGCTATCTGAGGGTGAGTATGTAGTTCCTGCTGACGTAGTACAATACTATGGAGTAAAACATTTTGAAGATCTGCGAGATAAAGCTAAGGGTGGACTGCAGCAGATGGAACGTGATGGACGTATTGGTGGAGAACCTGTACCTGCAGGTGGACCCAAGGCTGGACCAGCAGGACAAATGATGAAACAACAACCACCACCCATGCCACCAAAACCCCCTGTTACTTCTGGTATGACCCAAGCTCCAATGCCACCAGCACCAAAACAAATGGCTATGGGTGGACCTCTTACGGCAGAGGAGATGCAAGAAATACGTAAAATGGCTAACGGTGGTATGGTTCAAATGGCAGACCCCTATCAACAACAGAAGGCTATGTATCAACAACCACAGGGTATGTCTTTAGGTGGTAGCCCCTTTATTCCTAATATAGGTACAGGATTTAGTTGGGAGGCCACAGGTCCAGGATCTATAACACCACAACCTCCAAAACAAGTAACACTCTACGGTCCAAATGGTGAGGTTGAAAATTTAATTCTGCCAGCAGATCAAACTAAGTATGACACTTTGATTGCACAAGGATATACTGAAACTGCTCCAGTAACTCCCATGTTTACCTCAAGTAGAAGTAAGGATGATAGTCCAGAACCACCTAAACCAAAACCTTGGTATGAAACTACAGACTTTACTGCAGGTACTGCTGGTGGTAAAGCGTCTGCAGCAAAATATTTTGGCGCTGAAGGTAAAATAGGATCTGTTGTAGGTGGCATAGCAGGAAGTATTTTTGGTGGACCTGTTGGAGGTGCTATAGGATCATACGGCATCAAAGTATCTAACCTCGCTACCGCTAGGGCTGAAGTAACCTTACGTAAAGCAATGGGAGATACAAATGGTGCTAATGCTTTGCAGAAAGCTATTGATAACCAACTAAAAACTTCAAAAGCTCTTGGGTATGCTGATGATGCAATTGATGCTGTATTTGGTTCTGATGGAGATATGAAAGTTATTAGTGCTTTACAAGCTGCAGGTATTAAAGTTGATAGAAGTTTAAGAGATGATGATTTAGATGACTTTATGGATAATTTATCTTCTAATGATAAGGATAAGTTAATAGACAGATATGGAGATAAGAAAACTACTCCTATTGTTTCTACACCTAAATCAGAAAAATCAACACCTACTGAAGACACATCAGGTGATCCAAGAGGAGAGCCTGATAGGGATGATAGACCAAGACCCCCTAGCCCTCCTGAGGAGTCTACAGGAGGTGGAGGTGGAGGTTCCTCAGGTGGAGGTGGAGTTTCCTCAGGTAGTGGTGGAGGCTCCTACGGTGGTAGAGAAGATACCAGTGGTTTTGGTGGATCTACAGGAGTCCCTGGAGGACGTAATAAAGGCGGTTTAATGCAAAGAAAATAATAAGGCTACCCAGTGTAATAGCTGGCCCCAACATAAGGAGAAAATAATATGCCTGAACTAGCAGAAGTACAAACAAAAAAGACTGCAGGATTTGTTGATCGTGGTTATAACTACGAAAAGAGACAACAACGGATGAAAGCTGAAGAAGAGGAGATCAAGCGTCTTGAAGCTGAAGCAAGGGGGGAAACCCCAGTAGATGAAGAACCAAAGCAAGAGGTTACCCAAGAAGAAGAGGCCAATACAGAAGCTAAAGAAGATACGTTATCTGCAGAAGAAAGAACATTTAAAAAGCGTTATGGTGATCTGCGTAGACACGTACAACAAAAAGAAAAAGAGTGGGAAGAAAAGTTTAGTGCTCTAGAAAAAAGATCTGAACGTGAAGGTATAGTACCACCAAAGTCTGATGAAGATATAGATAACTGGGCAAAACAATATCCTGATGTAGCTGGTATTGTAGAAACTATTGCAACTAAAAAAGCACAAGAGATGTTTGAGAAAGCAAACATACGTATTAAAGAGATTGATGAAGAACGTATGGAGCTAAAGCGTGACAGTGCAGAAAATGTAATACGTAAAGCTCACTCTGATTTTGATGATCTTAGAGCAGCAGACGAGTTTCATAACTGGGCAGAGCAACAACCTAAGTGGGTTAAGGATGCTCTCTATGAAAACTCAGATGACCCTGACTCAGTAATCAGAGTTATTGATTTATATAAGATGGACAATGGTCTTACTGTTTCTGATAAAAAGAAAAATACTAAGAACGCTGCTAAGACTGTAGCTAGAAAAAGTAAAACAGAGGTAGACCTTGCTGACGCTAACAACATGATTAAGGAATCAGATGTAGCTAAAATGTCTAATGAAGAATTTGCAGAAAAATCAGATGAAATAAATGCTGCACTACGTAGTGGTAAATTTATTTATGATATCTCAGGATCTGCAAGATAACTATTGACAAATAAAAAGTTAATAGTATAACTAGGGGTATGTAACAAAAGCCTCTTTTGACTACCTTTTGTTACCGCCCATTTCACTAAAAGTCTAAACTAAAAAGAACTACCTGTTTAAGTATAGGCCCAAGTTAACCTGATCAGTATACTTGCACCCTAGAAAATATAACAGCCTCTTAACGGTGTTAGCTTTATTAAAGCCAAATATCAGGAGGATTTAACCATGGCTTTTCAAACCGCAGCAGGTTATGGTAATTTACCTAACGGTAATTTTAGTCCCATAATCTATTCCAAAAAGGTACAGCTTGCATTCCGTAAAGCTGCTACCGTAGGCGATATCACAAACTCAGATTATTTTGGGGAGATATCTGCACAAGGTGATACAGTACGTATCATTAAAGAACCTGAAATCTCAGTGAAGGAATATGCTAGAGGCACAACTGTCACAGCACAAGACCTTGACGATGAAGATTTTCAGTTAGTAGTGGACAAAAGTAACTACTTTGCTTTTAAGATGGATGACATCGAGGAAGCCCACTCCCACGTAAACTTCATGGATCTTGCAACAGATCGTGCAGCTTACCGTCTAGCTGACCAGTATGACCAAGAAGTTCTTGGCTATATGTCAGGCTTTAAGCAGTCTGCTATACACTCAAAAGCAGATACAGCTAATGATGTTGTTAATGGCACAAAAGCTGTAACCACTGCAGGTTCAGACGAACTGCTTTCTAGCATGAAGTTGATTAAGAGTTCATTTGGTAACATTACAACTGCATCTGCTGGTGATCACTCGATTCCAGTAACTGCACGTATGCCAGGTGCAACTTCGCTACCAACTGCAACTGTTTCACCTGCAATGATTGTTGCACGTATGAAACGTTTGCTTGATCAACAGCAAGTTGATACACAAGGAAGATGGCTCGTCATTGACCCTGTATTTATGGAAATCCTTTCTGACGAAGATAGCCGCTTTATGAATGGCGACTATGGCGAGTCAGGTGGACTACGTAATGGTCTAGTGATCAACAACTTTCATGGGTTCCGTTTGTATGTATCCTCAAACCTACCAGCAGTAGGGACAGGACCAGGCACTTCAGGAACAGCTAACCAAAACTCAAATTTTGGTGTGATTGTTGCTGGGCATGAATCTGCTGTTGCAACTGCAGAGCAGATTAATAAAACAGAAACATATCGTGACCCTGACAGCTTTGCTGACATTGTTCGTGGTATGCATCTATATGGCAGAAAGATTCTTCGTCCAGAAGCTATCGCTACTGCCAAGTATAACGCAGCGTAAGGGAGGAATAAACTATGGCTACTTTTGACTTAACCTCAAAAGCAACGGTTGGTGTTGATTCTAACTCTGTTGCTGTACCACCCTCACGTTTCCAAGGCTTTGGAATGTATATGCGTGAAGCAGTCATCGACATTGAAAAAATGGTTGAGGACGGATACTCTTGTACAAATGGGGATATCTTTCAAGTATTAGAAATCCCAGCTAATACAATGGTGCTTTTCGCAGGTGCACAAATTCTAAAGTCTTTTAACGGGACTTCACCATCTGTAGATATTGACTTTGCAGAGGGTGATGATATTGTTGATGGAGCAGATGTTAGTGCTGCTGCTGGCACATTCTTAGCCAGTGGTAGTAACGGTGCTGCAATGACAACATCAGGTACTATTACTTTTACACAACACGTAACTACAACTGATACTATTGACGTTGTATTGACTGCCTCTAGTGCAGATGTTACGGAAGGTAAACTTCGTGTGATGGCTTGTTGTATTGAAACAGGCATCCGTGGTGGTGTGGAAGCTACAGAAGTGGATCGTGATCTGCTTGCATAAAAACTTTAGGGGCTGACTTATGTTGGCCCCTTTAGCTTACCCTAAGGAATAATAATGGCATATGATTATTTAGGTTTAGTCAACGATGTTAACAGGAGACTAAACGAAGTAGAACTTACATCTAGTAATTTTGCCTCTGCCATTGGTGAGTATGCCATGGTAAAGGATGCTGTAAATGCATCTATTAGATATATTAATCAACATGAATATGGTTTTCCATTTAATCATGATACAGAAACAAAAACACTGACTCCTGGTGTAGTAAGATACTCTATACCAACAGATGCAAAGTCTGTAGATTATAGTACAGCTAGAATTAAAAGAGACAGTGATTTAGGTTCTCTTGGTAATAATCTAGATATATTAGATTACAAAGAGTATATTTCTAGAGACTATGCAAATCAAGAAGACATAATAAACTCTACAACTATTAATGCTACTGATGGTTTGTCTGCTTCAGTAACAACTATAACAGTTGTATCTACCACAGGGTTTACCTCTACAGGAAGTTTATTCATAGGTGGAGAAGAGATAACGTACACAGGTATATCAGGTAATGATTTTACTGGATGTACACGAGGTGCTAATAATACAACAGCAGCAGCCATAGCCAACGGAACAACAGTAACACAGTTTACAGAAGGAGAGATACCTAGACTTATTGTAAGAACCCCTGATAATAATTATCTACTATACCCATATCCTGACAAACAATATGTATTAGAGTTTGACTATTATAAATTACCTACAAACTTATCTGCAGCTACAGATGTGCCAAGTTTACCAGTGCAATTTAGATATGTAATTGTAGATG